ACCTGTAATTGCAGCGGTTCCATCTAAAGTACCGTCCCATTCTGCTGTAATTCCTGTCAAATTGGAACCATCACCTTGAAAAGATCCTGAGAATGATCCTGATAGTGTATTATCGGCTGTGCTTAAGAAAGGTACACTGTCGGTGAAGTCAATAAGATTCCCTCTTACGTCTGCTGCTGAGATATCACCTGTACTGTTATCTGCAAGATCAGTATTAAGATTGGTCTGTAATCCGGCTTTGGTTCTTTGTGTCATTTGTTATAAATATTTTAAACGTCTATTAGAACGTATTTTCCTTGGTATTTCATTACATTATATGGAGACCAATCTATTTCATCAGTCTCAATTCCGGCTTTAATAAATGCCTGTCTAATCCCGATTACCAAATCTTTTAAAGAGTCTGGAAGATCGTTTAGAGCATCTTCTTCTCCGTCTATAATATAGGCTTCAGCAGCTGGTTTAGCTACTTTTATTAAGTCTTTCTCATCGTTTCCAATCTCCATTGCATTAGGCATATCTAGGATTGCTAGCTTATCAGAGATCTTTTCTAAACCTAAAATAGGAATAATATGAGGAGATGAATGTCCTAGCAGTTTTTCTGCATGTTCAATCTCTAGAGAGTCAGTAGTTACTTTTTTAACGTCTTCTCCTTTCTCTAAAACGATTCCCCAGTCTCCTTGACCTACTCGTCTCCAGCCTTGATCTTCAAGCTTGGAAACTTGGGCAGTTAATGCCGGGGTTGAAATTACTTCTTTTAATATATCTAAGAGTTTCATAAATAAAAAAGCCCTCTCTAATAAATAGGAGGGCCTTTGTAGATTCTTTAATTAGATTAGAAGTTCAATACGCAGTAATCCATTCCGATTCCTAGAGTAATATTCTGTGCTTCTGCTGCAGTATCCCAGTTCATATCGGCAAACTTAGCACTCTTAATAAATGCTCCTTTGATTACCCACTCAGAAACGATATCTCCTACAGGACCTAGAACGTTAATTGTTAAGTCTTTCTTGTAGAAGTCTGAATATCCGTCTCTACCGGTTACTGATTCGTGTCCTAGACGAACCCATTCCATTACTGCTTGTGCTCCAGAAGGGGTAATTGGATCAAATAAAGTCATTGTGATATCTGACCATACTGTTTTTCCTTTTACTTTTCTGTATACGTTAATATGATTAAGCACGATTTCTTCTGAAGTTGCTTCAACACCTGTTACACCTTTGATGAAATATGAAGGAATACCATCGACGTTCATGACAAATCGATTAGCTACCTTAGGTTCAAAGGCGGTGAAGAATACTTCGTTTGGATTTAATACTGCCATTGTTTTACTTTTTATCTATTATAAATATCTGTCTTTAATTAAATTATCCTGGGAATGTAGCTCCTGTTGGTAATACGTTAAAGTCAAGAATCACATATTCTGCAGTTCTAGTAGGCTGGATGTATATCTGACCTATTAGTTCGTTTCTGTCGATTACGTCTGCAGTGTTATTTGACTCATCCATTACTACCTTGAAAGCATATAGACCCTGTCTCTGTTGAACTGATTCTAAGTAAGGATTAACCTGTGCTAAGAAGTTATTTCTAGTTGCGATTGTATTTTGCTCAAATACTAAGTTATCACCAACCTGAGAAATGTAGCTCTTAAGTTCGATTAACAATCTTCTTACATTTACACGATCAAGTGCAGAAGCTCTCTTCTGTAAAGTCTTCTGTCCGAATACTACCACTCCTTGATTTGGGAATGTAGCAATTGGGTTAACTTTACCAGCATAAAGAGTATCTCTGTTACCTTGAGTTAATTTTCTTTCTGCTCTTACTACAGTTGCTAAACCTCCTCTGTTAAATCCAGCAGGTGCAAACCATGCCTCAGAACTATTGTCGTTGAAAGCATATACTGCAGGCATCATTGTAGAAGCTGGTACCCAAACATTATCTCCGGTATCAGGATCTGCAGTCTGTAACCAAGGCCAGTAAGTTGCTGCATAAGAAGAATCAATTCCTGCTGCTGTTGAGGTAATGGTAGCTAGAGGAGTTCCGTATCCGTCCATATCAACTACTGCTAAATTATCTCCTCTTGACTGTGCATTGTTGATCAAAGTAACTACTTGAGAAGAATGATCGGATTTATTAAGACCTGGTAAAGTAATAAGGTTAAACTGATATTCGTCTTTATTACCAAGTAGATTTAACATTGTAGTATAGTCACTACCTGTTACACCTTGAGAGTCTGTAGAGTTAATAGCTTCGTAGAAGTTAGCTGTTCTTTCTGTGAAAGGAGTTCCTGTTGCTGCTCCGAATGATCCAGAAGAAGCTGCCGGTATAGATCCGGATAAAGATGCTTTTGGATTTCCAGCATTATCAAAGTAATCAGGAGTTGTATAGTTAACAGCTTTTACTCTTACGTATCTAGAAATGTTAGCATATGATCCAGTGGTCTCTAAGTAGTAAGTAGAACCGTCAGTTTTAATATTCTGAGTTTGGTCACCGATTGCTCTTGAAATGTAATTGTTTGCTTTAGGATCTAAAGAAAGATTCTGATATGATTCTAAAACTGTTTTTGCATTTGTGTTATCATCTCCTCTTCTAATTAGTAAAGAGAATGTTCCTTGATCTCTATCAGTGCCTGTGATTTCCCATCTTAAGTTATCAACAGATCCACTGTCTAATCCTCCGTTACTAAGTTCGGTACTGTCACTATTCATAATTGTACCTTTTGCTAAAGTCTCAAGTACGAAAGGTGATAGTCCGGAAGTAGGTCCTCCAGATCCAGTTGGGATCAAGCTTGATGATGCAGCTGTATAGGTTCCGTTAGTAACCCTACCTACTAATAAAGAGTCCCCACCGTTCTGGAAGTAGTTGTAAGCAGCAATTGAGGTAAAGTACGTATAAACGTTTGAACCTGAAGTTACTGTTGTACCGAATTTATTCTGGTATTCTGAATAAGTGGTAACTAATGTAGGAACGGTAGGTCCTTTAACTGTAGGACCGATTATGGCTGCTCCTGCCTGTACGGGCTGGGCAGTCAAAAACGACTGGTCATTTTCACGAGCTAGTACACCTGGTGATAATAAAGTTTCTGCCATGTTGTTTTTTGTTTAAATAAGTAGTCTAATATAAATAGCGTCCAAGAATGCAAAACTCCTATGAGTTCTTTACACAAAAGGAGCTCTTGCAAATGCCGAACTAAAGCCGGCACCAAACTGCGGTATTACTAAGCTGAGCGCTACCGGAGGTCTAAAGTCCGGCTGTTGATATGTTTCTCCTTCCGGGGTATCAACTTGAGGTCTTGTATCTGTTTCTACTCTAGCTTCGTTTACTATTTTAGATTCTGCCGGAGTTACTACTCCATTAATATCAGATACGGCCTCTGTCTGAATGAGTACTTTACTTTTACTGAAGTATTTTTTAATAGCTGAGGTATCTTTTGAGATAATATCCGGGATGATATAACCTCTCATGGTTATAGTAAAGTCTGTTTTTATTAATCTCTCCTCTCCCTGATTTAAAGTCTGATTGTTAGTAAAAGAAGCAATACGTGCATTAAACTTAAACCTTGCAGGATCTCCCCAATAAGCATCAGAGGCGTAATTGACAGCTTCTACTATCTTGTTCATTTGCTCTACATAATAGGTCCAGATAATACATTGATACTGCAAAGTTACATAATCAGGTACAACCACGGCATTAAAGGTTTTAACAGGTTGTCTGTTACTTAGAAGATCAAAACGGCTATAGCTATTAGACTTATGAAAGTTCTGCTCAGATACTATGTAATTCTGTGGATTATTAGCATCAAGCTTATTACCGATAGTGAGATTTTTTTCCATTGAACTCCTTTTAAACATAATTAAAGGAGCCATAATCTTAGAATTTTTATCTCTATAATAACCGTCTTTCTGTACGGACTTCCATCTTTCTGGAGATCCATAAACCACCGGTACCGGAATCCTTTCATTATTCTGAATTGAGAAAGGTCTTATAACGTTATTGAAGTAGTACATTATAGACTCGTCTATATCCTGAATACCGATCGTTATTCCTTTGGTAGTATCTCCTTTTTCGGATATTTGCTGGGCACGGAAAGTATTTCTGGTTGCCGGATTAGTCTGATCAACAAAATGAGGTAATGGAGTAATTCCATCATTAGGATTTCCTAAAGCAGTATCAAAAGGCTGGTGAAGCCCGGTTGAGATCTCTCTTTGGTTTTTAGGTACTGGGTTTCTAACTTTGCGTGCCATTATCCTCTTTCTTTAGTTATTCCTATCTTATCTGCAGGAACAAGGTGGGTTGAACATAGTATTGAAATAGAAGAACCGAAATTCTCTAGACCGGAAGAATATGCATAATCCGGCGTCTTACCTACAAACAGCTGATTTTCTACTATACCGTCTACTTCGTAGTAATTTTCATAATAGAAAATAACATCACCAACTTCCGGTACTAATTCAATATCTAGTAAATCTTGTCTAAAGAATGCAAAGTCTAAAGTACGAGTAACATCCGGACCCCAGTCGTCTGAGTTCCAGGTTTGATTTCCTCTGGTTATCAATGCATTTAGTAATGTAGGATCAGAAACGTATTTTTCAACTGCTTCTCCGTAAATATTGGTGGTAGATTTAGATAGGGAGATTTTATAATATCCTACCTGTTGGGTAATCACATCCCCAAGCAGTTCTCTGTTTATTGAGTTAAACAGTAAAATATCTCTCTGCCTTCCAAATAATGCCATTTACAGTTCATCTATTTTTTGAAGTCTCTTAAGACTGTATTTAAATTTTTTAAGCTCGGGAATCTTCTCCATTGCCAGCTTTTTAACTGTATCAAAAGTTTCTTGTCCGGGCTTGGTTGTTACAACTTTTATTTCCAAGATTCCTCTTGGTTCTAGATCCTCTTTATCTGTCTTATTGTTAACTACTGTAACGTAAGGTAAAGAACGGATAATCTGAGCAATATCAGTTATATTAGTTTCGTCTGAGAATTCTACATAAGCGTAAGTGTCGTACATGCTGTATGTTAACTCAGATAATATGTTTAGTAGTTTACTCATTGTTATCCAATATAAATAAAATATGGAGCTTGTGAAAGCTCTTTTTGTTTAAAATCAGCTTCTGCCGCTCTTCTTTCTAGAAGTTTCTCTCTTGAAGTTTCTTCTAGGTACCCTCTCAATCTTTCCACTAAGGCATTCTTTTCAGCCGTTCCTGCAGTGATAAGATCGGCATGATTTAGAGTAACTTCAGCTCCCGGAATAGGAACTGTACCGTATTTACCTCTAACATACCCAAGTACTTCTTTTGCTAGAGCTAGAGTGTATTCAAATATCCACTGTCTTCCTATGGAGTTAATTTGTTTATAGGTAGGATTAGCATATGGAACATTTGATACGTTTGTTACCGGTCCGGCAACTCCAGAATTTCCTGCTGGGTTTTGTCTGTCAGAGTTTTTGATGTACTGGAAGAATAGCTTCCCTCCGTCTACTGTCGGTATTGGGAAAAGCTTTAATTTGTTATTTATTAATTCAAAAGAGTATTGAGACTTTCTGATCTGATCGTTAAACTCAATTGCTTGAATCTTTTGAAGGTCATAATTTATTGGCATTAATAAGAAATTAATTGCCGGTGAGTAATTACCCCAGCCAAACGTATCTAAAAGATTCTGCATTCCAGTACCTGTTCCTGCATAAGGATCAAAATACCTAACAATGGCAGGAGGTGCCTGGTAAAAGACTCTTTTTATTTCTATTGAATCTCCGGTATCTAAAGATGCTGAAGCTGCCGCCCAGGCATCTAAGTCGTAAACCTGCTGGCCGTTAACGGTTGATATAGATCCACTATACCATTCAACGTTTCCTCCAACTCCTACTTCTTCACCGTACTGCTGGGACATCCTTATGATGGATGCCATATTTGGCTGGATTAGAGTGTTATTGAAATTAGAGCCTGTTGATGCTCCTTCAACGTCTAGGTAATCCTGTCTTACTTTATAAGCGTAAACTTCGTTTCCGTAAGTTGTTACTGCTTCTTCAAAAGCCGTATACAGATGGGTAGGTTGTAGTTCTACATCTGATATCGGATACCCTAATCTACGGGCACAGAAATCTGCTACCTTATCAGCATCGCATTGGAACTGATAATCATAATCATAAAATCCAAAGGGTGTATCTCCGGGAAAGAATGAAGAAGAACCGGGCCAGATTGTAGCATTTGCCATATGTTATAAATAGCAAAGGCTTTCGTATTAGTTTATAAATTCAACGTAAGCAGCTGATCCGGTAATATTAATATTGGAAGATCCTGATACTACAAACTGTAAATCTCCGTTTATAGCTGTTTTAGGTATACCACTGTATAGGTCAGATAATGCCGCTCTCTTAAAATCTTCCCCTTTACACCATCCTATAGATCCGCATCCATAAATCTGATCATTTGAGAAAATTACTTCATACT